ATGCTTGAGCAAATGGGCATCGCTGCCAAAGCAGCGTCGTATAAGCTGGCATTGCTCTCCAGCCATGAGAAAAACCGCGTGCTGGAAAAAATCGCCGACTATCTTCAGGCGCAGTCGCATGAGATTCTGCTGGCGAACGAGCAGGATCTTCTGGAGGCTCGTCGTAACGGTTTGAGTGAAGCGATGCTCGATCGTCTGGCGCTGGATCCGTCACGTTTAAAAAGTATTGCTGACGATGTGCGTCAGGTTTGTAAGCTTGCCGATCCGGTAGGGCAGGTGATCGATGGCGGTTTGCTGGATAGCGGCCTGCGTATTGAGCGCCGCCGCGTGCCGCTGGGGGTGATTGGCGTGATTTATGAAGCGCGTCCCAACGTGACGGTGGATGTCGCCTCTCTGTGCCTGAAAACCGGCAATGCCGCGATTCTGCGCGGCGGTAAGGAAACCTGGCGAACCAACGCCGCGACGGTGAAGGTGATCCAGCAGGCGCTGGAGGAGTGCGGTTTACCGGCTGGCGCAGTGCAGGCGATTGAAAGCCCGGATCGCGCGCTGGTTAACGAGATGCTGCGCATGGATAAGTATATCGATATGCTGATCCCGCGCGGCGGCGCGGGTCTGCATAAATTGTGCCGCGAGCAATCGACGATCCCGGTGATCACCGGCGGGATTGGGGTGTGCCATATTTTCGTCGATGATACTGCGGAAATTGCGCCCGCGCTGAAGATTATCGTGAACGCGAAAACCCAGCGTCCCAGCACCTGCAATACGGTAGAAACCTTGCTGGTACATCTTGGGATTGCCCAGGCTTTCCTGCCTGCGCTGAGTAAGCAGATGGCGGAAAGCGGCGTGACGCTGCATGCAGATGCGCAGGCGCTGAAGTTGTTGCAAGACGGCCCGGCGAAAGTTGAGCCAGTGCAGGATGCGCAATACGACGACGAGTTTTTATCGCTGGATTTAAACGTGAAGATTGTCGGCAGTCTTGATGAGGCTATCGGCCATATTCGCCAGCACGGCACGCAGCATTCCGATGCTATCCTGACGCGAACCCTGAGCAACGCGAACCGTTTTGTTAATGAAGTGGATTCCTCGGCGGTGTATGTCAATGCCTCCACACGCTTTACCGACGGCGGGCAGTTTGGTCTGGGCGCGGAAGTGGCGGTCAGTACGCAAAAATTGCACGCGCGCGGCCCGATGGGGCTGGAAGCATTAACCACTTATAAGTGGATTGGTTTCGGCGACGATACGATTCGTGCGTAAATAAAGCAGGGTGATGCAAAAGTAGTCGTTTGATTCGCAGGGGCATTGACGCATCACCCGCTTAGTTTTAACCTTTACCCCGTGATTCACACTCGTGGACACGTCTGCAGGGCCGATATAGCTCAGTTGGTAGAGCAGCGCATTCGTAATGCGAAGGTCGTAGGTTCGACTCCTATTATCGGCACCAACACTTTCAATAAGTTACACATGATTCGTACCATCCTTATTTTCACTATGGGACAGATTTGGGACAGAATCACCGAAAATCGAGTCAATCTGACGCGCATGCTCGGTAAGGTGATTAGGTGCCAGATGAGCATAACGGCGAACCATTTCTATAGACTCCCATCCTCCCATTTCCTGCAATACCGAAATCGGAACTCCTGCCTGAACTAACCAGCTTGCCCAGGTGTGTCTCAGGTCATGAAACCTGAAATCTTCTATACCAGCCCGTTTTAAGGCTGCCCTCCATGCTGTGTTAGCGTCATAGCGCATCTTCCTGACGACAGGTGATTTAGTTCCGTCTGGTTTCGTGCTGCTTTCCTTATAAACAAACACCCATTTCTGATGATTGCCGATTTGCTTTTTCAGCACACGACACGCAGTATCATTCAGCGCCACGCCAATGGCCTGATTTGATTTGCTCTGCTCAGGGTGTATCCATGCCACCTTTCGCTGCATGTCTATCTGCTGCCATTCCAGATTGATGATGTTCGAACGCCTGAGGCCAGTTGAAAGCGCAAACTCAACGACTGACTTTAGCGGCTCCGGACATTCATCAATCAACCTTCTCGCTTCGTGCGGCTCCAGCCACCGTATGCGCTTGTTCTTCGGCTGAGGAACTTTGACGATCGGAGCCTTGTCCAGCATCTTCCATTCACGCTCGGCTGCCCTGAGTAATGCCTTGATGAATGAAAGGTGAGTTGCTTTGGTGGCTACTGCTGCTGGTTTTGGCTTGTATTCCGGAGACGGTTTTCCTTTCTTCCTGCAAGCCTCATCCATTAGCTTCCAGTTTTCCTCATGCCGTCTGTTCGTCATTTTCTGGATGGCTGAGTAAATCCTTGCCTCGGTTATATCCTTTAGTTGCATCCCTGCGAAATGCTGTAGCCAGAATCCGATCCGGCTTTTATCGTCATCCAGCGACTTCTTATGCGACTTTTCCTCTAACCACCTGACACAAGCATCCTCAAACGTCATATCAGGTGTCTCGCCTAATTTACTTACCCTCCATGCATCGGCCTTCAGCTTGTCATGAAGCTCCGTGGCCTGCCTTTTGTCCTTTGTCCCAAGAGACTGTTTAAATCTTTTGCCGTCCGGCAATGTGAAACTGGCGTACCAGGTTTCACCCCTGCGGAAGAGTGACATTGCGTTTCCTCGGTTATGCCATCACCCGCGCTCACCTGGACAGTATGCAGCGGAGATTTCAGGGCTGCAATGCAAGCCTGGCGAGTGGTGAGGTAGGGGGATTTTGGTTTGGAAGGGTCTTTTCGGGTGGCCTGTAGTCGCCCTGACTTTATCCAGTTGGTGGCTGTAGGTCTGGATATGCCTAGCATGGCGCAGGCCTCATCAAGCGTGAGGCTGTATTGTTCCACTTGTTATCTCCAGGCGTAAAAAAACCGCCCGGAGGCGGCTTGTTTATTTTTGAGGTCTTTTGGGCGGAGAAAGCTCTTTTGCCATTCTCTGAGCCTGAAGCATTGCTGCTTTGTATTTGGGGTCATTGGTAAGCTCCGCAATGAATCCCAGTTGTCCGACAAAATGAGCCCAGTTCTCTTCTGGTGTCCCGTTTACCCACAGGGAAAAATGATGATGAGCTTCATTGATGACCTCATCCATTTTAGGTTTTAAAGATTCTAGGGATTCACCCATCTGATGTTTCGCTGACAACTGCTGAATTTTGGTGAGGTAGCCGTTAACCAATCCTTGTGAATTATCCATTATCACTCCATCTTTTTAACCATGAACTATACATGGTTTCTTAGTTCTATCTGGAGTCAAAACTCATTTTATCAAGGACTCTACCGATTATTTTAGGCACTAGGCTAGGCGTAACTGCCCATCTCACTACCCCACCTTTGGCGCGACGTTGAGCATGGCGGCGCGACAGAGATTCCACCATGCAGCGCGAATAATGGCATCACCAATGCTCATGTCTGGATGCTGAAGGCATAATTCCTCCCAGTTTTGTTCTGGGGGAACTACTAAAACTTGTGGTGATGCACAGAGCGTAATAATTACACCCCCGTGATCGTCTCTTGATTTCATTGCATCAAGCTCTGTTTCATAGGTTTTTAATTCAACCGTGCCATCACCATAATCAATTCTGTTGATGTAATAAGATGGTTTGCTGTCAGCTTGCGGGTCTGCGTAAGTCACCGGCACCGCTTCCATAGACGCCAGCGCCAGCTTTAGTGCGTCGATGGTTATTACCTCGTCTTGCTCTGCGCCTAAATATTTAAAGTCTGCCTCCATTCTGGAGATCGTCTTTTTAAGCCAGTCTTTTGTTAACAGCGTGCTGTTGCTCATGGTGTTAGTCCTTCTTCTCGTTGGCTTTGCGCTCAACTTCACGAATTGCGAATGAAGCATCATTCAGTAACAAAATGGCATGGTTAATATTATTGTTGAGCGATTCCTCAATACGCCGTAGCAAAATGCGCTGTTCTGGGTGCCTCTCTTCAAACTTTGCGCGCTCAATCTGCCAGGTGTTGGACGCCACTAGAGTTTTGTTCTCTGCCATGCTCACTCGCCCTCTGTGTGTTTGACCTGCTTGCCGCCGTTAACCCAGCCCTCTTGAAAATCGACATCGCCAGGGGAAACACAGCGCGCTGCGTGTGAAACATCGCTCCAGTTCATGTTATTTGCGGCCCAGTCTTCAATTTCTAAATCACTGACCTTGAAAAGTGGGGCGGTGTCTTCTGCCATGCTGCGAGCTACATCACCGCCGAACTCTCTGGCGTAATACTCAGCACGATTAATAGCAATAATCTGCACTGGTACAGCCCACACGCTGCCATCAGGCATGCTTACATGTAACTCTTTATCAATCATTTTCGGCCTCTGTGTGTTTGATGCCTGCCTCAGCCTTTAGGCAACCGATAATCTCGTCCTGTTCGCACAGTTGAGCGCATTTGGCATCTACCCTTGCGTTGGCGGCGTTAACTTCATTTTCCAGTTCGGCCAGCTTCTCCCCCATCAGGCGCTGATTTTCTGCCTGCTCTGCGATGCGATTGCGCAGGGCGGTAACTTCGTCGAATAATTCGCAAGCGTTCTTTCCCTGCTCACGAAATTTATTATCCAGCTCCGTGATCCTCGCCTGGTCTGCTTCGTGCTGTGCAAGCAGGGCTGCATAGTCTTTGTATTTGACATACGAGTCAGAAATATCGTCGCCTTCGGTGTTAGGCCATGCTTCGAAGTCGTTTACCGCATACGTCATTACTTTTTTAGGTACTGCTATCTCTTCTGGTTTCACTCTGCACCCCCTGCGCGTTCATTCCACTCCTGCCGGACTTCCGAATAAAAAATAGGGCAGTCATTACCCGGAGATGCGTACTTGCTACCTGACTGCGCCCGGCATTTCGGGCACTTCACGTAATAAAACCTACCGCCTGAACCGTATTCCGGATGATCAGGTTCGCTCGTAATGAGTGGATTTTTGTGTCCACAAAAAGGGCAAGGTAATAGCTCTATCACTCTGCACCCCCTTCAATGCGTTTAAATTCCATGACCCAAACGAACGGATTGGCCCGCCAGCTTTCTTCGCCGTAGATGTCAAACCATAATTCACGAAAATTGAAGCGATGCTCCCAGTATGGTTCTACGCCTCCACATGCAGGAATTACCCCCTCAGCACGCGCATCCTCTTCGCTGATATCCTGCAATCGCTCTACCCGCACCCCTGTTATTTCCAGCGTGATACGGCTTGCCCATCGGGGCATGTGGATTGCTGGCGTCCACTTCTCAGGCGATACGGGTTTATTGCAAACGGAAGCCGGTACACGGTGAGTCTGTTCAGTCCATGAATTTCGCTCACTGGCGCGGTATACCAGCGTTGCAAGGTCGGTAGCTTTGCTGTGAACACGGAACGTTTCGCGTACCCAAATCCGGTCCCCTACGTCACCGAACGGGCAGGCGTCTCCAGTCAATCCGTCCCATCCACCTTTACCGTTCTGCATTTCATCTTCGATGTGTAACATCGTTTTGAAAACGTTGCTCGGCCACCAATGACCGCCGCGAGGACACACTTCCGGCTGAGGCTTCATAATCCGCCTGGTCATGGTCTTCCGGCCTGATAAAATCGCATTCACCATATCGGCGTTAAAAATCATCCCGCGCTCTTTCACTGTACTTCCTCCCCTGATTGGTGCAGGCGATAGGCGATGATGTCGGCATCACTTGTGACGTAATCCGCGTAACCATGACACCAGTCATACTCACCGGCTAAGCGGTCTGTGATTATTGTTCCAATACGGAATTTAACTTCAACGGGGGAATCGTCAGGAACAGGACACTCTCCGCCGTTCCACTCTTTCCAGCCGCCGGGCTTCGTTGGCTCGCTATCCAGGTCTTTCCACTTTTTATCGTCGTCAAAGGGCGCTGGCGCTGACTTGCTGCGGAGCTGGGCGGCGAACTGCTGCAATAAAAACTTAACGACGCCGGTTGAAGCAACTGTATCGACGTTTAAAACTGTCTCTATTGCCATCTCCACCCCCTCAGCACGCATGGCGGCTATTGCGGCGTCTGTGGCGGGAGTTTTGATATTGTCAAACTCTTCAATTGCGGCTTCGAGTGCCACCTGTTGGCAGGCTACTTCTGCACGCCCCTGAATTCCTGTGCCTTCACCATTTAGGTCGTTGTGCATATCATTAAGCTTGTCCCTGAATGCCTTCAGCGCCGCATTCTCCGCCGCCAGCTCGTTCACTCGCGCTTCTAACTCTTCGTATGTTGGTTTAGTCATTTGCATTTCACCTTCAGCATCTGGTTGAGATATTTGTTATTGGCTAGACGCGTGGCATTACTGAAGCTGTCACGCAGGAGCAATTCATTGCGAGTGGGCATTGGCTTCATGCGTTGACGTATGATTAAGTCTCCGGGAGCGATGTCCGGATCGAAAGCGTGTGTTCTCATGGTTAATCCTCTACGCCGATTTACGGCGAAAGCTAATCCCTTCGCGCTTTGCCATCTGGCGCAGGGATTCATATGAGCGGTTTATTTGACGGGCGATTAGTTTGGTGTGGATTTTTCCGGCGAGGCGTTTAACTGTTTTGATTTCCTTATCTTGCCATGGCCTTCCCTGGCTTAATTGGTTGTATCGTACTTCGTATAAGTCTTTACGCTTGTATGTCCTCATTCACTTCCATTGCTCCCCAAATATAAAACCAATTTCCTTCAGCGCTTCATCCATCTTCCCGATGAATTCGGGCACCATTTCGTCGAAATCAGCCATATATTTCGTATCTCGCTCCACAACTACATGGTGAATACCTTCGCGCTTCATTCGCGGATCGTAGTTGGCAAAGAACCAGGCATCTTTTCCAGTAACCCACATGCTGTACTGCACCTGGGCCATGTACGCGGACTTGATGGCCTCGAAACCGCCAAGCCGGAATTTCATGAAGTCGCGAGAAGTGAAAGGACATTTCAACTCGAGGCCGAATCCGTTACTGCATAGGCCGTCAGGTGAGCACGCGGTGCGCATGCTCTCGTCACGGAACAGGATTGGAGATTCCATGACTTTAACGTCAGTAGTGAATTCGAAGAGGGTTCTGGCGTCGTCCTCATACTGCTTACCCCAGGCCAGCGACTTGGCGTTAACCTCTGGCGCTACTCCTGTGCAGACCTCGGCCAGCAACGTATGGAAGTAGGACATCTTCATGTCTGTCCACTTCTTTCCCGTTCTTGGTTTGGCTATGACATTGTGCACTTCTGATGCGGTGATCACCCCGAGACGCAACCTGTGCCACGCCTCATCGCCTTGCTCAATGGTGCTTACGTCGATGCCGGTTCGCGCCAGTATAATATCTGGTGTCATACAGCCGCCTTCTGTTTGAGGAAGCCGAGAGCTTTAATCGCTTCTGGTTCAGTGAGATCATCAGGCTGGGTAATATCCCGTTTGAAAATACGCGAGCAAAGAGGCAGAAGATCGTCATCCCATGATTTATCCATTGCTATCAGGAGATCACTAATTTCCTGCATTGTGTCTGTATTGACCGGGGTGATATCTCGTTCAATCTGGCTTTCGGTGGTATACCCGGTACTTTCAACAATACGTTCGGCTTCGTCTTTGTCATAAATACCGGCGAAACCGAAGGCAAGCCGGGCACACTGGATCATCGCTTTATGCCGTAGCATGCGCTTTGGGTGTGATTGCCAGGGCCCGGTGATTTCGCGGCCTTCACGAGTTTTAAACGGTTCCCGGCGGCATTCATCCATCCATTCAGTGACGCAAATGGGATGGTTACGATCTTTGCGGTAGATTTTGCAGGTGCAGGATTCAGTATCCTGCTGAAAATCCATGCCATCAAACTGTGGGTTTTCATTAATGATGCGAGACCAGCCATCCACACCAACTACCGGAACGATGCCATTCTGTTTATCAGGAAAAGCGTAAATTTCTTTAGTCCAGGGGTTCAGGCCATACTGGTTCGCAACGATCAAAAGGGCTGTAAACTGGGCGTCGTTGGCATCGCCCTTAAAAGCAGTTGCACGCAGGGTTGTAATTAATTCCTGCTGATTGCCAGAATCCATCCCGACACGTTCGGCCAGCTTGCCTGCCAGCGTTGCGAGAGCTGTGCTCATTATGATTATTCCTCAGAGTTAAAACGGGCAGCCTGTGCGGTGTTCCCACTCATAATCCGCCTGGGCATACGCCACCGCCGACACGAAGTCGTTATAAGCTTCGGTTGCGTTGTCATGGCTGAGCCCGGCGTATGGTTTGTTTTCAGGCGGGATTGAGAAGGTAACGAGCTGTGCCGGGGTTTTTGGGAAGAGGGCGACGATTTCCTTTGCCCGGTCGTCGATCCACTTCTCTTTCTCGTCAGTGAGTTGCTGCTCTACCCAGCGACTATCTTCGATGCGGTCGTAAATGAGAAATGCGTTCATAGAACCCTCAATATTTGATGTATGCGTCCTGCACTTTGCCTCCAGCGATAGCCAGCATTGCTTTCTGCGCGAATTCTTCGGAGATGCCCTGAGCAATCAGGTCGGCGATAACGCGGCGGTTAACGGTGCGGCGATGCTCTTTATCTGCCGCTCGGCGCGCTTCTTCGTCGGCGATGCGTTTTTGCTCTGCCAGACGCGCGGCTTCTGCTTCTTCCTGGCGGCGGCGCTCAGCTGCAATAGCGGCCTGTTTTTCTTGCTCTGCGCGCTGACGCGCTGCTTCAGCTTCGCGCTGTGCACGTTGCTCCGCTTCAATGCGCTGGCGTTCAGCCAGCTCAGCACGAGCTTTCTCTTCAGCTTCACGAAGTGCTGCGGCTTCCATCTCAGCTTTGTGTTTCGCTTCTGCTTCGCGCTTTGCCTGTTCCGCCGCTTCGTGCTTCAACTGCTCTTCGCGTTCGCGTTGAGCCTGCTCTGCAAGGCGGCGTTTTTCTTCCCGATCACGGTCGAAGGCATCATCCATCAGCAGAGCCATTTCGTGATCTGTTTCGAACTGTTTGCGGTCTTCCTCTGCTTTAATCCTTGCGGCTTCCTCAGCCTTTATGCGTTCCTGCTCTGCTTCCCACTCGGTGAGAGGGCGGCGCACCTCGTCTTTCAGCGCGTCGAGGCGCTCACGAACAATGCGGCGGCTTTCGTCAATCTGCTTCGGCAGCGCCTTAAGCTCTGCAACCAGATCTTTACCAGCGTTATCGATATACGTTTTTGACCGGGCAACCTTATGCGCCATAGACGCTATGGCGTCGCGTCCCTTGCGAGTTGATACGTCAGGTACCAGACTTCGAGCTTCTTTCTCAATTGCTTCAATAATCGGGTCGAGTTGCTCTTTGGTAGTGAACACGGCCATCGCGTTCTGTTTTTCAATGACGACTAAATCCGTTACATCACTCATAATTAATCCTTTTTGGGTTCCGGTAATTTCACTGGCTTCATGAGGTCTTTCATCAGGCGAATAAATGCATCGTCTGACCACTGTTTAACTGGTGTTGTCATGGTTGAACCTTTTGATTTAAAAATTCGACCAGTCGCTCTAATAAGCTTTTGATGCGAGGTTGTTTGAAGTCAGCACCGGTCAGAATGTTTTTTCTTGAGTGCTGAATTGATAGAATTGGGTCGAAAGGGCGAACCGATGCCGCCCCTGCAAATGCTAGTGCTTGCATGGGTATGCTCCTGTTGATTGTATTTGCATATGACTGAGCGCTTTATTTAAACGCTCACTGGTATACAGCTAAAAAAATGCCCGACCTAAGCCGGGCAAAGACATCAAGGGATGATTTTTCCATTAACCAGAACGAGCTTCGTCCTCATTCGGTTACGAGCGTTATTGCTCCGTGTATTCACTCGCTGGAATGAATACACAGCGCTTATATCTCGTTATTCAATATCTCAAGTGCACTAATGGCCGATAAATAACCACGCTGATACGGCATTCCTATTCCCTGCAATTTCTCACTCCGTAGCTCATCCTTGAGCATTTCGATTGCCTTATTGATAATCTCTTTCTTCGCTTCCTTGATTGCTTGTTTACGCGGTTTCTGTCGTTGTTTTGGTAGGTTTCTGAGGCTTGCAGGAATATACGTTTGATTCATATTCACCTCTGTGGCTTGCTGCCAAAAGAAGGCAGACTATGCGGCCTAGTCGAATACCCAATTTTCTGTTTCTTGGTTGTGACCAAAGTTGTAATCAATAAGCGGCTCGTTGATATCGAGCTTTTTCATTTCCTCTACAACAGTGGATACAACAGCAATGTCTTGTTTAAGACGCATCAAGTGATATTTCTTTCTTCGCAACAAGCTTTCGATTGCTAATTTTTTGGTTGGAAATGCGAAAGACCTTTCCGCGCTTTTCTTAACCTTCTTGATAGCGTATCTGCTTCTTTTATCTTTCCATTCCTGCATCCACCGCTGCGGCTCAGGCTTATAGAGCCCAATCCAATGCGCCGGAACGAGCCATGCGTAATGCTTAGTTTGATGGAATGCCAGGTACTGCAATGCGAAAACCTTTATGCCATCTTCTTCAACGGTTGACTGAAATCGCCAGAATACAGGCATCCCGTCATGCTCCACCTCTGATTCAGGGAATGGAACGCTCCATGATTTACTCATATTCACCTCAAATAAGTGGCTTACTGCCTAATTTCATTTTCTGCCGTCCTACACAAGTCACGCCCATTTCACTGCGTGGCTTGCTGTACCAGACACGATTACGTTTCTGCTCAGTTTCCTCTGGTTCCTGATAATCGCGTAAGCTTCCGAGCGAAGTGGCACGGCCTGCTTTGACGCAACCAGATAGTTTCTGAGCAATTCGGCGCGCTAGAGAAGCGTCCTGCATTGCCTGCTCGCGTTGTGATGCTCTGCGAGCCCTGCGGCGATTTCTGGCGTTATCGTCAGCCAGATAGGTGATGACTACTGTCATGTTGACCTCCGATGATTGACTTTGGTGCAAGCGCCGAAAACTATTTCAATTTCCGGATTTCAATCGGCTTCTCAGTCCGGCCCGATTTGTTGCTAGGCCTAAGCTCCACCGAACGCTTGCCCAAAGCCAACAACTCTTTGACTCACACTCTCGCAGTGAGCGCGCCCATGCCCTTGAGTTGCTGTCGCTTCATCGCCGCTGATAACCGGTGCACGTTTGGCGTTCGCGCTGCTTTACCGGAGCTTGTTTTGATATAAGAACCTTGACCCGTCGCTACACAGGCTCGCTCAATGGCGACTCAGGGCAGCATCATGACTGCTGCATTACCTTTCGGCTGCGGCCTAACCGCTTTAGTGCACCATTTAGGCACCTCCTATTTGGTAAAACTCTGGTTCCCGCATTTCGGCGGGGAAATCCCATCAATGTTAAAGAGCGATTCACCGTCCCGGTGAGAAGTGCGTCCTGCTGATGGGCTAAATGTATGCGTTAAGCGCAAATGCGTCAAGCGCATATTTAACGCAAAATTAAGCAACTAAATTAAAAATTAGTTATGCGTATGATTCAAAAGGGAATAAAAATTTCGATGGATTTGCTAGAGACACAAAAAAACCCGCATAAGCGGGCTTTGTAGGGGAGGGAATGATTATCCGTGTCGGCGGAACTGCTGTGACTGGCTCAGCATTACGCGGCCAGATACATGAAGCATCGCTGCTTCTTCCGGGCTGATTGTCCACTCTCTGTATTTAGGATTGTCAGAGATTACGAACAGGTCGTTTTTAACTTTTTGAAGTCGCTTAACGAAGGTATCTCCATTGAAGTCGAACACGTAAATTCCATCTCCGTCAAAATAGTTAACTCGGATATCTACAAAAATTAGATCTCCAGGCTCAATCGTACCTTGCATGCTATCGCCGCGGACGTTTATCAGCTTCACTGAGCGTTGAGGTATGTTACCAAAAATCGTCTTCGCTTGGTCAGCGTCATACTCAATAGATCTGATAACTTCAACAACATCTTTTGACGGCGAACCATCCCCTGCGCTTGCCGCAACATTAAGAACGTCGACTCTATACACATTCTTTCCCTCCTCTTTCGTCAAAGAATCAATACTGTATTTATTTACAGTATCAATATCTTCGTCAGATGAGAATAGTTCAGAAACATCAACGTTAAGAGCTGCCGCAATTTTTCTCAATATTTGATCACTATAACCCTGCTTATCTCTTTCCAGCCGCGAAAGATTGCCTACGTCGCTATCAATGCGCAACGCAAGCTCATTAAGGGTCATATTTTTAGCCTTCCGCAGTTGGCGGATCTTGTTACCTATACTCATATCACGATTAAAAAACATTTATGCGTTCTCCGCAAAGCGGCTTGCGCAAATTTTGCGTATGAATTATTATGCGTATGACGCATTATGGAGGTTATTTATGTGTACGCCACTTAGAAAAATGCGTGTGGAGAAAGGCCTGACAATCGCTGAAGTTTCGAAGATGACAGAGATTGACGTTGGAAACCTGAGCCGAATTGAGCGAGGAAAGCAAATTACCTCTCTTGAGACGGCTGAAAAGCTCTCGAAATTCTTCGACGGGAAGATCTCCGAGATGCAGATTCTCTACCCGCATCGATACATGGCTGCATAAGCAGCGACGCTCTTTAACACTACTGGCCTCATCTCCGCCGAAATGCGGAGAGATCACGCAACCTATAACGGTTGCTCAACTAACCATTACCGAAGGAAGTATGACGAATGGACCACGCAAACAAACGCAACGAGGCACTTCGTATTGAAAGTGCTCTGCTAAACAAAATCGCATTAATTGGAACTGAAAAGACGGCCGCAGCTGTAGGTGTCGATAAAGCTCAGATTAGCCGCTGGAAACGCGACTGGATACCAAAGTTTTCGATGTTACTGGCAGTGCTGGAATGGGGAGTTATTGATGACGAGATGGCGCACTTAGCGCGGCAGGTTGCATCAATCCTAACCAAAGAAAAAGCCCCAATCGCTGGAACGATTGAGGCCTGATAACACTGTGTTACGCCAACACATATGTGTATTTCTACAGGAGTAATTATGAGTTCTCTATCACAGCTTTACAAGTCCAAAGATAAAAACGGTACCGAAACCACGGTTAAGAAAACGTTCTTGGTACCGCTGGCGGAAATCTATGTCGAACCCGGTTTCAATGTTCGTGAAATCGACCAGGTACACGTTGAAGAATTCCGCGATGCGTTCATTGCCGGCGAGTATGTACCTCCGTTGGCCGTGCAGGTAACGGAAAAGGGAGTGAAGATAATCGACGGACACCACCGCTATTACGGTGCGCTGGCCGCTCAGGATTCTGGTACCGAAATCCCCCGTCTTGAGTGCAAGGATTTTGTGGGTACCGATGCTGATCGCATTGCCTTCATGGTCACCAGTTCTCAGGGCAAGCCATTAACTCCGCTGGAGCGTGCGACAGCTTATCAGCGTCTGGTTAATCAAGGCTGGGAACCATCAGAGATAGCGAAGAAGGTCAAACGCTCCATTGCCGATGTTGATCACCACCTCCAGTTACTGACCTGCGGCGATGAGCTAATTGGCATGGTTCGTTCTGGTGAAGTGGCAGCGACAACCGCTGTCGCACTATCCCGCGAACATGGCCCTCAGGCGTCCACTGTCGCCGTTGAGCAGATGAGCAGGGCAAAGGCAGCAGGTAAGAAGAAGCTCACCCGCAGTGCCGCGTTACCTCAGTTTAATGCTGCAAAAGCGCGTGAGTTCATCCAGATGGTTGCCGATATCGAATGGGAAATAACGCTCCCTGATAACGCATCCAAAATTCTCACTGAATACCGCGAGTGGCTGAAAAACTCGGGGTGGGAGGCCGCATGACAAAGCCACTCAGTCCTGACCAGGACAAATTACACAAAAACATTATTCGTGATCGTTACTTGTCCGGTTTCAAACAGCCTGGTCGTTTACGGGCTGAGTGGGAAAGGGTAAAGCAAATGTTCAGAGGTAAAGGTCATGGGTAATACAGCGTATGACAACGTAACACAGCTGAGGCCCAAAGAGCGGCCTGTGGAGCAACGCGTGGCTGATCTCGACGATGGTTATACACGTCTTGCTAACGCGCTGTACGACGAGCTTATAGGCGCTGATTTGACGAAGAACCAGAGCAAGGTTGCTCATGCCATTTGCAGAAAAACATACGGATTCGGCAAGAAAATGGATCGCATCTCCGATAGCCAAATATCAGCCCTGACAAGACTCCCTCGTCAGAAAGTTAACAAGGCTAAAAACGAGCTTATAGCTATGAATGTACTGAAGAAAGAAGGGATGCAGATTGGCCCGAACAAGAACATTTCAGAGTGGAAGATTGAAGGGTGTCACTACTCTGGTGTCAATGTCACTGCATTGGTGACAAATAATGTCACCAAAACGGTGACTAGGCTGTCACCAAAACAGGGTCACACAAAAGAAACTATTACAAAAGACAATAAAGAAAATCCCCCCTTACCCCCGGAGGGGGAAGAGGCGCAGGATTTTAAACCTGAAAAGCGAAAGGCCGATCGCACTGATTACCAGGCATTCCTTCAGGCGTACAACGAAGAGGTCGGCGAGTTACTTCCTCACGCTGTTGCACTGAACGACACCCGCAAGCGCCGACTCAAGAAACTTATCCCGCAACTCAAAACGCCCAGCGTGGAAGGATGGCGAGCCTACGTGAAAGCGTTTGTATCACAGGCCAAGCCGTTTTATTTCGGGCAAAACGACACTGGCTGGGCGGCGGATATTGATTACCTGCTACGCGATAAAACACTGCTGGGTGTTCGTGAAGCCAAATTTGCTGACAAGGGGATGCAATGAGACAGGATATCGAAGCCAGCGTTATCGGCGGACTGCTTATTGGCGGCCTGACACCTTCTGCCAGTGAAGTTCTGGCGACATTACCTGCCGAAGCATTCTCAATTCCGGTTTACCAGACAGCCTACAGAGTCATTCAGAAACACGCTGCCGTGCGCAATTTAATTGACGGGCTGATGGTTGCTGAGGAGTGCGGTGACGGGCATTTCGCTGACATTATGGAAACCGCAAGGTCATGCCCAAGCGCTGCAAACCTGAAAGGCTATGCCGGAATGGTTGCCGACGCGTATCAGCGCAGGATGGTTTTGCAGCTGATGGACGAAATGCGAGAGCCAATCAGCAACGGAACGCTGGACGCCTCAACGCAGGCAATGGACGAGCTTGTGTCAAAGCTGACAGCCATCAGGAAGCCAAAGAACCAGGTTCAACCTGTTCGGCTTAGTGAGGTGCTGGAAAGCTACACGGACACGCTGGATAAGCGCCTGTGCAACGGTGAAGAATCTGACACGATGAAAACCGGGATTGCAGACCTTGACGCAATTACAGGAGGTATGAACCCGGAAGATTTGGTTGTAGTTGCTGCTCGCCCGGGGATGGGTAAAACGGAATTTGCTTTGAAGGTTGCACAGGGTGTGGCAAGTCGTGTGGTGCCGGGAACCAACAAGCGCCGTGGAGTGCTGATTTTCAGCATGGAGATGAGCCGACTGCAAATTGCAGAACGCAGTATTGCTGGTGCAGGAAACATGTCGGTAAGCGTTCTTCGAAATCCTTCAAGGCTTGATGACGAAGGGTGGGCGAGAATAGCCAGCGGGATTTGCGCTCTGAAAGACCTTGATGTGTGGATGGTCGATGCATCGAATCTGACAGTCGAAGAAATTCGCGCTATCGCAGAGCGCCATAAGCAGGAGCACCCTCAGTTGTCGTTAATCCTGGTGGATTATCTTGGCTTGATTAAAAAACCCAAGGCAGAGCGTAATGACCTAGCCATCGCCCATATCTCAGGCAGCCTGAAATCGATGGCTAAAGCCCTGAAGACGCCTGTTATCTCGCTAAGCCAGCTTTCACGAAAGGTTGAGGAAAGGCCGAATAAACGCCCAAATAACTCAGACCTTCGCGACTCTGGCAGCATTGAGCAGGACGCCGACAGCATCATCATGCTTTACCGCGAAGCTGTGTACGACGAAAACAGCCCGGCGGCACCGTTTGCAGAAATCATAGTGACAAAGAACCGCTTTGGTTCGCTCGGTACTGTGTATCAGCGATTTATCAACGGACACTTTCACAATTGCGACCAGGAAGAAGCTCGTCGCATATCAACCAGCAAACCAGCACAAGGCAAGCGTTACGCGAATGGTGCTGACGTTTAGCCACAAGCTCACCCCATCAGATAAGTGAGAGCATTATGAGGCGTACATGAAAAAACAAACGTTTGAAATTAGAAGCCCTGTAATCCAGCAAAACGCAATACAAGCCATCCAGCAAATCTACCCCAACTACGAAAAACCCCTCATCGTTACCATTCAGGAAAGAACCAGAAGCATCGACCAGAATCGGAAGCTCTGGGCGTGTCTTTCCGATGTGTCAAGACAAGTTGAGTGGCATGGCCGCTGGCTGGATAGCGAGAGCTGGAAGTGCATATTCACCGCAGCACTCAAGAAGCAGGACGTGGTGCCAAATCTTAACGGGGATGGTTTTGTCGTGATAGGGCAGTCGACCAGTAAGATGCGCGTAAGCGAGTTCAGTGACCTTCTGGAGCTGATTCAATCCTTTGGTGCGGAGAAGGGAATCAGATGGTCAGAAGAGGCTCTGGAAGCCATGGAATGGAACAAACGAAGAGGGGTGGCTGCATGATATGAGGCGTTCATATTTCTACCACGAACCCATGACCACCGCAGAAGCCGACGAACTAATCTCCCGCTACACCTCCCGAAACATTCCAACTATCAAGACACTCAGTGTCGATCCGCGATTGTGGATAGTCGGAGCTTTGCTGCCTTATAGCCAGAAAGAACCCCGGGCGGATAAGCGATACAGAAACAGGATATGGCAATGAGCACACTTGATGATGAATACGCAGACCGCCTGACAGACCTTCTGGAGGATATGGAAGGTGACGTTGTGGACTCTGTAGCAATGATGATGAGCTGGTTAGCTGGATACGTCAAAGGCCGCATGGAAGGTCGAGAAGCAGAGGCTTATCTGTTTCAGTTTGAAGATGCCGACATGCTTATTCAGATAACAGACCCGGAAGAAATTAACGCAGCGAGGTTGCATTGATGCTAACCCCTGAATCTATCCACGAGTACCAGTCACAATCACTCACCCGCGCCGGTTACTGCATCCACTGCACAAAGCAACTATCCAGCACTGAAGTTTATTGCTGTGAACGATGTGCAAGGGAGCTTGAGCACAGCACAGACCCTAACTTTGCCATGAGAGATGAAGATGATGGCTAGACCAAAAACACCACCCAAGCCTTACACCAAAAAAGAACGCGAATACATTATGCGCGTCGCCGGAAAAGTACCTCTCCAGTTAATAGCTAAAACCATCAACCGACCAGAGTCAGGCGTGAAGCAATGGGCAAGTGCTCAGGGCATCAAGCTGCGCGTGCCACGTGAAATCATGATGAAACACTGGAGGGAGTATGCGAACACCACGAAGGAGATGTAAGAACGAAGAATGTCGCGAATGGTTTCATCCTGCATTTTCGAATCAATGGTGGTGTAGTCCTGAATGTGGCGCGAAGATAGCACTCGAACGACGAAGCAAAGAACGACAAAAAGCAGAGAAAGCAGCAGACAAAAAACGACGACGAGAGGAGCAACAACAGAAAGACAAACTCAAAATTCGAAAACTCGCCTTAAAGCCCCGCAGTTACTGGATTAAACAAGCCCAACAAGCAGTAAACGCCTACATCAGAGAAAGAGACCGCGACTTGCCATGCATCTCGTGCGGCACATTCACGTCTGCTCAGTGGGATGCCGGCCATTACCGGACAACTGCTGCGGCTCCTCAGCTTCGCTTTGATGAACGCAATATTGCACGCCAATGCGTTGTGTGTAATCAGCACAAAAGCGGAAACCTTGTTCCTTACCGTGCTGAATTAATCCGGCGTATCGGAATTAAAGAGGTCGATTCACTCGAATCAAATCACGAACGCCATCGCTGGACGACAGAAGAATGCAAGGCGATTAAGGCGGAATTTATGCAGAAGCTAAAAGACCTGCGCAATTCGCGCGAGGAGGCAGCGTGAGCATAGTTACAAACATCGCAACTGCACAGCAGCGTCAGAAAGACAAAGAGATGCTTGATATGGTGGATTGGCAGCTTATGACGATACACGAGACAGAAAGACGCCTGATGGAAATGCGCAGGGAGATTGTGAACAGGCTCGGTATCAATAAGCCAGAAGGAGGCGATGCAGCGTGAATAAAGCATTCGAAGCTTACGTTCGGGCAAGATTTGGAAATCGCTACGACCTTACCAGAGATCAGGATGGTTTATATGCACGTGAAGTCGTGAAGCGCATGTTTGAAGTATGGCGTCACTGCAAAGGAGGGGAAGCATCATGAGGTTAACTCCAGTATTCAGCATGGTTAATTTCATAGACGATGCTCACTTCCGCCGAATCTGGCGCTATCCAAAGAAAACCATCACCACAAAGCAAGCTGCATGGGTTCGTTACATGCTTCAGGTCTGGGGAAAGGTAAACGCCGGTGACGACTCTCCACCAGGCGCAATCAACGTGATCGGCAGGCTGATGATTCGTACTCAGTGGAGTGAGGACAAAGCCAGGCAGATTGAAAGTGTTGTCATGCGCCTGTACGAAGAAGAAGGCCTGCGAGGTAATGAGCTGTATCAGAAAGCACGTGAACTGGTCATTCCGCAATCCTCATTCAGCAACATCATTGCTCTCGCCAAAGAATCAGATGATGCTGCGTTTGTCGAACGTGTGATGGTCAAAACATTCCACCGTGAAAGCCCCGTCCGCGATGTAGCCATTAAGCTATATTGCAATCGCAATTGCACGCAAGACATCGCCCGCTTCATGCATGAGGTGACAGGCATGGATGTTCAGTCATGCCGCCGCCGGGTTGTCTGGTGCGAAAAGGTTCTGAATTCTGAAATCTTCTATGCAATGCGCAGAGAACTGGAGAAAGAATTTCCACAAGCAGCGTAATTTGAATAAAAGTTTTCTTAAATACTTGCTTTTGCGAAACGAAAGTGTATATTTTCATATATGCTCAGGAGCAAAAGCGAACAGAGCAGCCAAACAAAATAAAGCCCGAGGTTAATTCCCCGGGCTTTTTTTATTTCAGTGACTCTGAAAGCAATTTTACAGCTTCAGTAATGATCGCAGATTGTGGTTTTCCTGTTGAGGTTGCCAGCTTTTCAATCAGTTCAATTGTCTCAACTGGCAGCTTATATCCTTTGCTACGAACACCACGTTTTAGATCACTCTTTAACTGAATCGCGTTAGTTGACTGCGCCATAATCCGACCTTAATATTGAGTTTAGGGTTGGAGGGGATTTCTCCCCTCCGCCTGACTGTCTTAGTAAGCTGGCGAGCTAATCACTAAGAGAACAATCAGGATGATGACTAACTTCATCATAACCCTTTCCTCATGTTGGCCTCTGCTTCGGTAGGGGCCTTCCCGTTTCAGCGTCTTGCTGATGTGATAATTATAGGTGCACCTATATAATAAAGCAAGATGTTTTTGTATAAAGAAAAATAAAATTAAGCCCTTGCATATGCAGGGGCTTTTTATTTGCCTGTAGCTCAGAGGAAAGAGCAACCGCCTTCTAAGCGGTTAGTCGCTGGTTCGAATCCAGCCGGGCGAACCAGCACCCACTACCTGGGCCTGGGACCTTAGGCCATAGAGCCAACATTGCCACACCCTCACATTGCCAGCCTTAACGCTGGCTTTTTTATTATCAGGCTCCGGGTAATCAACCCTCGACGCTTTGTTGTTAATGCAGCCCGAGAGCCTGACCCCTTTTACTACTCACAGCACCCGCAGTTAAGCGAGGTGAGAGATATGTCCAACATGAGCAAATTAGCTTCTGGCGCTGCCTATGGCGCATCTGCCGGGACGGTGGCTAATGGCATACTGACCCGGCTAAGTCCCGATGAATGGAGTGCCATTGGCGTAATTGCCGGTATTGTTGTGGCCCTGCTGACGTTCGGCATCAACTGGTATTACAAGCGTAAAACCACCCTGGCACAGATTGAGGCTTATCAGCGCTGGCCTAACCCATCTGCTTTTAAGGAGGAGTGATGCCTTTCTCGACTCCTTTACGCAGGCGTCTGATCGGTGCAGCTGGCGCCGGAGCGTTTGCAATAGCAACCATATTCCTCGGCGGCAAAGATGGCGTGGAAGGGCGAAAATACCAGCCCTATAAAGATATCGCTGGAGTATGGACTGTCTGTGACGGTCATACCGGCCCGGATATCGTCATTGGTAAAACCTATACAGACCAGGAATGCGATCGGCTTTTGTGGAAAGACCTTCAACCGGCAAAGCGTACCGTCGACAGACTGGTGAAAGTGCCATTGGGTGAATATCAGCGCGCCAGCTTATACACCTTTGTTTTTAACGTTGGGTCTGCGGCATTTTCAAAATCAACGCTGCTACAAAAGCTCAACAAGGGCGATCAGCAAGGGGCATGCAGAGAAATGCGCCGCTGGGTTTATGCTGGTGGCTTGAAGTGGAAAGGATTGCAGAACCGGCGCGAGATGGAGCGCTCCATGTGCCTGGCGGAAAGCAAAAATGACCTTTAAAGCATGGTTGATTATTGCCATTGAGTTAATTCTCTCGGCAATTATTGTTTATATCCTGCTTGGCAAAATTGGCGAAGAAAGCCGCCGCGCTAATCAGGCTGAGTCATTGGCTAAACAGCGACAGGAAACCATTAACGACATGCAAGTACGCCAGCGAGATGTTGCTGCACTGGATGCCAAATACACGAAGGAGTTAGCTGATGCAAAAGCTGAAAAAGATGCTTTGCAGCGCAAGCTTGATAATGGTGGTCGGGTGCTCGTCAAAGGCCGCTGTCCAGTGTCTTCCTCAACCGAAGCCACCGGCTCCTCCGGCATGGGCAATGATGCCTCCATCGAACTCTCTGACGTTGCTGGACGAAACGTTCTCGATATCAGATCCGGTATCAAACAAGACCAGTCAGCGCTGAGAACCCTGCAGGAATACATTAGCACGCAGTGTTTAAGATGA